GTGCGCCGTGCTACGCAGCCGGATGCGCCGGCTGCATCCACTGCTTGCGACCGGTGGTCCCTCGGTCACCTGAACCTTGCGAGGGCGACCGCGGGGGCGCTTCGGTGGATCGTCCTGCTGCACGATAGAACGAGCTGGTAACGTGTCAGCCATACAGCCTCCTACTCCGAGACGTACTGTTGATAGACCACAACCTGGCGTTTCCCTGCCTTGGCATCCGCATAGCGCCGGTCGAACTCCTGCTCGGCCTCGCGGTCCCGCGCGACCTCGAAGTAGTCCCTCTTGTCGCCATGCTTCAGCATACCGGACCGATAGCGTTCGCCTTGCCACCGCTCGGCGAACGCCTCGGCCTCCTGGCGAGACCGGAAGCCCTTCTTGAAGGGTCGTCCGTCCCATGTGACCAGATAGAGTTCCGGCATGTGCTCTCTTCTCTCTACACGGTATGGAGAGAGATCCTATCTCTATACGTACTATATTACGTAACTCTATACGTAATATCTATGTAAGAGAGAGATCCCATTACAGGGACACCGCCGTCTGCACCTCGACCATGAAGGAGTTATTCAGGATGGCTCGGGCGTCATACTTCTTCCATCCAATGGTCGCCCGCATGTTCAACGGGTCTGCCGTTCCGGCTGACCCAAGAGCCTTGCGGATGACGCCCCCGTTCCCGTTGCCGGGATTGACGCCGCCCACGGCTTCCATCCCGACGATGAACAGGGAGTACACGTCCACAAACCCACCCGTGTTCTTCACGTCATTGCCTGCAGCAGTGACCCCGGTCGCACCGGCCAGGAAGTACCCGTTGGGGGAACACAGGAAGCGGATGCCATTCTTGTCCGCTCCGATTTCACCCACGAGGGTCCCCGTCTTGCTGCCGTAGTCCACCACCTTCAGGAATCCTTCCAGATGCCGCAGGTCGAAGGCCAGGCGCTCATCCGCCAGTCCCCAATAGGACGGCATGATCGCCCCTGTCCCGACGTTCTGGCTCGGCATGATGGACGGGCTAAACGGACGGCCCTTGTTGACGCGGATGAGCCGATAGGCCCGATCCATGTCGTTCTGGTCGATGATTTGGGTGACCGTCACCGTGCTCGTGCCGTTCGCATACACGATTTGGGTCGCGCCAGCGAATACGTCACGGTACAGTTGGTCCAGGGTCTCCCCCATTTGCTGGCCGAGCAACTCGACGTTCTCGGTGGAATGGGGGTCGGGCTGGAAGTCCAGCACCATATCGGAGTCTTCAATGTAGTTCCCGAATGGCTGGATCGTCGCCGCCACGTCGGTCTTGGTCTTGGACAGGCCGGCTGGATTGATTCCTTCACTCAATGGCGTCGTCGCCAGCGGGAGGGACTCGAACCGCCTCCAGATCATGGTCTTCCCGGACCGCCGGGCCAAGTTGTACTTCTTGACCGGGACCTGGTGGATGAGCCCGTAGGTACCCCGCACGAGCAGCAACGTATTGAAGAAGGACTGTGTCGCATCCGACGAGGTGCCGTCGGTAAACTGCGTGGTAAGATTTGGCATGGTCAGTCCTTTTGCGGATCTTTATACGTACTATATTACGTAACGCTATACGTAATATAGAGACGTAATAGAGAAACGCTCTACTGTTGAAACGCGAGACACGACTCAGGCCCCGCTTTTGGCGGCCTCCACGGCCTTCTCGAATGCGGCCCGTCCCTCAGGGGTGCCGACCATCGTCTCATAGTCCGGCACGGCCTCCTTTTTGGTCGGGGCTGCGGAGCCTTTGATGAATGCCTTACTGGTCTTGTTCTCCAACTCGGTCAAGAGCTCCTTCCGGGTATCAGCCTTCCCGCCTGGGATGAGGGAGGGATTCTTGAGCAAGGCATAGGCGAGGGAGACGAGTTCGCCGAAGGGCCCCAGCGACGCCATCAATTCGGGTCGCTTGCGGAACTCCGCGTCCCCAGCCTTCCACACCTCAGATTGCTCGTTCGGTTTCCCGTCCTTCATCAGGTCGGGCAGCATCTCGTAGGCATCCGTGATCAAGCTGTCCGACTGCTCCTTCAGCTTTTTGAGCGTCGCGGCTTCAGTCGTCGCCTTGTCCAATTCCGCCTTGTTCCGCCCGATCAGAGCCTTGTCGAGCTGCACGATGATCTTCCGGGCACGGAGGATACGCATGGCGGCCTCTTGCTGGACCTTGAGGTCGCCCTCGCGCTCAGCGGCCTTCAGGTCCGCTCTCGCGTCCGCCATCTCGTCCATGAATTCGGTCTTCTTCTCCAGGAGCGCATCGGTCGAGAGGCGCTCAATTGCGCTCGCCAGCCTGCTGGCGTCATCGCCCGACTCGGTCTGCTCGCGCTGCGCCTTGACCTTCTCCAGCTCCGATTCCAGTTGGGCAATTTTGTCGGCGTTGCCCTTCCGGCGACCGAGTTCCGCCTCAAGTCCCTTGATCTTGGCCTGAAGCTCCTCGATGGAGGGACCCTCCTTTGCATCCGGCTCCGCTGCCTTCTCGGTGGACTGTGGCTCCGGCGACGAGCCGTTTGGTTTCCCGCCCGTGTCCGCCTGAGGAGGAGATCCCGCGAGCATCTTCGCAAACTGCTCGGAATTCGGGTCCATTTCAGCGGAAGAATCGATGATCGTGTCGTGAGCCATGATGACCCCCATTGCGCCCTTAACGGAAGCGATCCGCGCTGCGGCGACCAGCGAGTACGCCCGATGGGAACGTCGCCAGGTCCGTGAGGAGACGAGAGGGGCGTCTACCTCGTGGACCGGCGTCCAAACCCGAGTGTCTTACGTCCGGTCGGCTTCCACCCATGCTCGACGGCGTTCAGCAGCCGTCGCTGGGCCTCCGCCTTCCGTTTCGTGGTCCGTTTGGCCTTCACCCCACCAGGGGTGGAGACCCGATACCCATTCGACTTCGTGATCCGCACCGGCATGTCAGTACCCCTTGTGCGAGGACCCAGAGTCCTTCACTACTCCCGATGACTGGCTCGGTCCCTTCGGGTGACTTTCCTTCACCCGTTGGACGTAGGGACCAAATTTCTCATCAGACTGGTCCTTGTCGGGGTCCGGGACCTGCTGTGTGTACGTGCCCTTCACAGAACCAATTTTGGCTGCCATTATGACCTCCCAAACCCGAACGGTTGTGTCATCCTCCGAACTCGTTGGCGGAGATTCTTCCCCACCTGTCCCGTCGCGGGCAGTCTACGTGGCCGCACCCTGCCCACTCCCTTGTAAGGCATTCTGGCTCTGGCCGACAACCCCTTCGCTGCCACCGGCTCGCCCTCCTCTCGCGTTTGCGATGCTTCCTTCGAGGCCCTTCCCCTGTTGCGCCGCGATGAGCGGGTCGGGTGGGGCCGCGGCATCTCGGCGGAGACCCTCCACCAGTCGAGTTGGGAGGTCCGCCATGTCCACCAGGGCCGCAATCGTGTTCGGTCCGAGTGGTCGTCCCGTATCCGTGATGACCTTCGCCGCTTGCAAGGCCCGCTCCAACTGCGCCTGACGCTCGCTGGCCGAGGCGGGCTCCATGCGGAGGATGACATCGAAATCCGTGTTCTGCATGCGACCCAGGAGCGCGAGAATCTGGTCTTCCGGCATGGGTTGGCCGGTGACGGGATCGGCGAACAGAGGCAGGCCGGTTGGGCCGAGTGGGCCATTCTGCTCGACGGTGCCGATGATACGCCGGAGTTTCTCCGGTGGGTAATATTGCTTGATGCGGGAGAGCAACAGGCGCGTCACGTCGAGCTGGGATTCCTCGAAGGCCCGGAAACGGGGCTTCAGAATCGTGCTGCCGCCCTCCTGACGGGCTCGAATGGCCCGCCCAGAGACCGTCTGTTGCGTGGTGAAGCCGATCATTTCGGCATTCACCCCGGAAATGCGGAGAATCTGGCGCTCCGAGTTCTGGACGAGCTGGAAGTGACCCGAGGACAGCTCCGAGGGCTTGATCGGGAGCGGGGGAGAGGAGCCGAATTCCACCACGACGCCGGGCTTCGACCCCATTTGCTGCAACTGGACCGTGTCGGCTCCGCCAGCTTTCGGGTTCAACCAGCCGGAATGCGAGGAGCTATTCAGATGCGCGAGCGTGTTGCTGATCCGCTTGTTATATTCGTCTTGTGGGTGATGCAGGTTGCGGACGATGCCGATGATGCCCTCCGGGTCATCGCTAATCCGACGGGAGATATAGGGGACGTAGGGGAAGAGCCGGTCCGCATACGGGGTCGGTCCCTGATCCAGAATCGTCCACCAGCACAATTCGCACCAGCGCGGGACGCGGGCCTTCCGGGTGACCACGCGGAACCGCTCGTAGACTTGCATCCCGGCACGGCGGGCCTGCTCGTCCAGGAACGCCTGGGCCGTCTCGGGGTTGATGAACGTCATGGGAGCCATTCCAGACTGATCCGGCACTGGTTGCCCACTCGCGAGGTCCACGACGAGCGACTCGGCGTCCGATTGAATGACCTGGAGGGACTCGATCGAGCGGCGTCCATGCGCCTCCGCCATGGCGGCTAATTCTTGCTGGCCCGCTGCCTTCGAAGGGACATCGCGGACTTGACCAGTCTGGATATCGACGATCAGGGAGACTTCGCTTGGGACTTTGTACCAGAGGTTCAAGACCCGAATGCGACCCGTGTCCACGTCGAAGAGTTCGGCTTGGAGGTTCGCCCCGGTGCCCAGATCGGTGGAGTCTCCGATATAGGACTGCCAGCGGGAGAGCCACTCACCAGGGACCGCCCATTGCCGTTGGGTCGGGTAGCGGTCCCGAAAGGTCTGCACGTCGATCCACGCCGCGTCTCCCATGAAGACCCCGTCTTGGAGGTCCGCTTGCGTGGACCAGGGGTCGTAGATAAAGGCGAGCGGGTTGAGTCGGGTGACCTCGATGTCACCCCAGACCATGTCCTCAGCGTCATCGAACGTGTGGGTGATCTTCCACACCCCAAGCCCTGAGATGATGCCATCGTCGAAGACGCGATCGCTGACTCGCTGGATGCGGGCGAAGTCCTTGACGGCACGCAAGGAGCCGTTACAGACCTCGCTCAGGCGGCGATCCTCGAACCCACGGGGCATCGTGGTGAAGTCCAGTTCCATTCCCCGCTGGATGCCGGCGACCAGGTCCACCTGGGGCAGCACTTGATTGAACTCCAGCGCGGGGCGGCCCGACTTCTCGACCTCCTCACGATCCCT